GAACTGAATAATGGTTGATAGTCAGTAGTCCAATCGTTTGCTTCTGGAGTGTTTGTATCTGATGATGCACCTATAGAAGTTCCAGCAGGAGGCATCATATTTACTGATGTCTTGATGTTTCCAGATGAATCAACCCACCTGACAACTCTACCTCCGTTTACTGGTCTGTAATACTTTGAATTTTGTACCCATGCAGATAGACCTAAAGAGGTTGCAGTATCCAGAGTATCATCAAAATATCCTGCACCTGTTCCAGCCCATCCTGTAGCAACTGAACCATGAGATGTTGTATTTGCTATTGCTACTGCTGTTCCTGCTTGATTTTGTGCAAATGGATTATAGTGTGGTGTTCCTGAGACTGTGAACTTCTTTCCGTATGAGACTACATTCTGTGAGGGTATCTGTATCTTGACTTTATTTGCATCTGATGTGGTGTCTTGGGCTATTAGTTCAAAGCCCACCATATAGTTAGCATGACCAGATGTTGTCTGCCGTAGCTTTAAAGTATGTATCCCAAGAGTTGTACCTAATCCCAAATTCTCTAAACCTCCTGCTTCTACATATCTTCCTGCAAGTGGAGTTGTTACTGACACCCCTCCTGCGTAATCAGTGGTATCATCAGTACCATCTAGTGTGTACTGAACTTTTCTTCCTGAAATGTTGTGAAATTGAATATTAGCATCACTAAAATAACCAACAATTTCTAAAAAAGTATCAGTACCACTAAAATAAACAACTTCAGCAAAATCTGACCCATAGCTCGTACCAGCTAAGTAACCTCTGCACCATTCCCTTCCATCTACACTATAAATATTTTTGCCGTGAGTAGCAGTTTCTTGTTCTAATAACTGAAGAGATTTAGTTTTATGCCTCTGACTCCCAAAGTGTGCGCCAATTCTAGGGTCTTTAATTGGCTTGCTTCCATTAATATTGGTATAGTAATAGCTTCTTCCATCAGACTGTGCAGTACCAAATGCACCAGAATGAGAGGTTGTACCGTCTAACAATTTGTTGCTAGTTCCAGATGCAACATAAGAAGGATACAGCACATCTGGGATTATGTGTGGCTTTACACCAATGACACTTGCCGCCATTGCAGTAGTGTCAACTGATGCAGGAGCATAATGTTCAGCATCTATTGAATCTGCAGCATAGTGTTGAGAATCAATTCCATCATTTGGAACTGAGACAGTTATTGTCTGACCTGAACCAGATGTTGCAATTCCGCTACCTCCTGCTACCGTGAGAGACTGAGAGTCTAGGTCAACTGCAACTGTTCCTGAGTCAGTTGCTCCATCCAAATCCTGTGCAGTTATTGCTGTATCAACAAAGTCTTTAACTGCGGCAGAAGTTGGAATAGTTGTCTCATTATCATTACTGGCAATTCCATCTGATTGAGTAACAAGTGTTGCGGCAGCAAAACCACCAGTTGTTAATTCACCAACTGTAATAGCTATCCATGTAGTTGTTCCAAGATCATAAACATACATTATGTTAGAGGAAGTATTAAAATACAAAGCACCATCAGTTAATGTAGCACCATCATTATCTACAGTTGGTGCTGATGATTTTGACCCTAAATAGCGATCATCAAAAGCATCTGTGTAACCTTCTGCGTCACTTGCATACTTTCTTGCAGAATAAAGCGCAGATGCGCCAGAACCTGTTACTGCAGTAGCTTCAGCAAATGATGCTCCTCCTCCTAAAGCCCATTCTTTTGATGAACCAAGAGTTGCAGTACTTCCAGTAGCATATTCTTTTGCTGAGAATTCAGAAGAAGCAACAGCTTCACCAGTAGTAGTAGCCCACTCTTTAGCTGATCCATCTGTAGGAGCTTGTGCGCCTACTATAGAAGCATAAGACTTTGCTGAGAATTCTGAGGTATCTACTGGCCCAGTTGTATCAGTAGCCCAATCTTTTGCTGAACCTTTTCCTGATGTATTAGATACTCCAGTTCCTCCTGTAGCCCATACTTTTGCAGAATAATCACCTGTACTCTGATCATCAATTCTACCTGTTCCTGTGGCCCACTCTTTTGCTGCTCCTTTATTTGCAGTATTAGTAACTCCTGTCCCACCTACAGCCCAAGCCTTTGCTGAGTGATCTCCAGTTTCTCCTCTAACACCACCTCCTACATAGGTAGCATAGTCCTTTGCTGATCCTCCAGTTGATACTGTAGTACCTATGGCATATTCTTTTGCCGAATATACTGTTGACTGATCTACTCCGGCTCCTGATGAGCCTCCTGATGCTGCCGAAAAGTGTCTTACTACTGCTCCTGTACGGACAGCATAATCCGTAGCTGTATCCTTTTGGTCTATAGCATCATCTCTGTATCCTCCTGTAACATCTCTGTATCCAGTAATGGTATCATTATGAATTTCAAGCTGTCCTAAGTTTACTGCATCATTATCTGCAGTAGGAGCTAGTACACCCCTAATTTTCTTATCTGCAGCACCCTGTTGGGCATCCCATACACCTGCTCCAGTATCAAATACTATACCCTTTTCTGCAGTAATAATGGCTTGCTGTGCCATGTGGAACACATTGAGACTTGAGTTATCTAAATCCTGTTCTGTGAGAATGGAGGCATTAGAGAAGTCAACTGAAGGAGAACTCTCGTTTTGTGCAGATCTCCTGAGTTCAATGATGGTTGAGTCGGAGAATGTTATGTTAGAGTTACCAGAAATTGAAGGGTAAATACCACCATTCTTGTATAAGTCTGTTGCCAGTATTGCAGTTTTGGAAACTCTAACTACTTGTAAAGTTGTGTTTATTGTCCATACTGTGTTACTCGTGTCATCCCATGTAGTTCCTTCTGCCCCACCGTTTAGTGTGGTGGCTGTATCACCATCCTCTAGGAACCCTGTTCCACTTGCATATGTGGCATCATCTTCTCTGTATATCCTTACACCATCAATGTATACCTTAAATACATCTCCACTTGTGGACTTATAGGAGTCACTTGAAGAGGGAGTAAACCCAAGGAGACTATAATCAAATTCTATTAGATCAGATGATCCTGATGCATAGGATATTCCGTCCCAAGGATTCCATGTTGTACTTGTTAATGAGTTTTCTGCTGGCATATCAGTTCTATTTTATTAAGTTTAATCCGTAAATGTCCATTTATTACTTTTAATAAGCTGGAGTGTACCCTTCTTGTTCAAGTTTCTTAAATTTTGGTAGTGCCTCATCACCATGCTTATTACGATACTTAAGTAATCCAGTAGTTCGTGCATCTACTGCCACTTTTAGTTTAGGATACATCATCAATAACTTCTCCCATGCCACATCTTTATGTTTCCTAACTATCTTAGAGGCTTTCTCGTGTCTCCAGTTAGGTTTACCGGGATTATCTGGGTATACTCTAGTATCATCATAAGCATACTTCTCTGATCCCATTAGTACACGAAGAGTATCAATCATCTTCATTCTTTCACCTGTTTCTGGATGTGGATATATTGGTTCATTACCAATTAGAAACTTATAGTCAGAGAATTGTTCAGGTGATAGTTGGATACCTAGTTCACTTCGGTTTCTTTGTGGGGCATTAACGTGGAATCCCATTCGTATTAGTTCCTGTATAACAGGATCATGTTCTTCATAGTCAGTCCAAGCATATCCTGACCAGTAGGACATGTCTCTATCTATCTTCTCTCCAGTAACCCAATTCCACTTCTCTCCACCTATATTTTCCCAGTTACCAGTTATGTTGGCTATGTCAACATCCCATTGTTCAGTCAAGTTTGCAATTTCCTTGTAGTCATCATGACCTTGGTATGCGTGAAACCCTTGATTTATTATTCTAGGTAATCGAAAGTTTCTTTTAGGTTTTTCCCATAGTGCTTTTTCAAGGTCTCCTGTTCGTCCTGCTTCTTCCACACCTTTAAAGAAGTTATAGAAATTACTGATAAAGTGCATATCTCCAATGGACTTCATTATACCTAGTAACATCCGATTACCAATTTCCTCCTGATTATTATTGTATTTCCATGCGTTCTCATACACATTAGCAACCATCATAACTGGGCCTGAGAAGGGAGCCAATCTATCATAAGGAACCCATTTATCTCCTGCTTTAATAGAGTATGGTACATATCCCGCAGCTATCCATAACTCACGTAGTTTAGGATCAGTCGGCCCTGCTCCAGTTACTTGTCCTGAAGTGATTAATGCGGCTGTTCCTCCAAGTAAGGCAGTAGATATTATGACATCACCTAGTACTTCTGCTTGTTCTTGAGGAGTACCTGTCCATTTTCTCCTTACTTCTGCTCTCATGACAGACATTCCAACTGTTCTCTCCGTGATCCTCTTGACCACATTTGCAGGTGTTCTCATAATGGGTACAAATGCTTCAGCCGGAATTGGGTGGTTTTTAACAAGTGATTGTAAATCGTGACTCCAACTTTTAAGTACTAAATCCTCCTGAAATACAGTCCTTCTTGCTTGTTCTAATCCTTCTGCATTTGTTGCTCTTCCTAATGAGTCATAGAATTCTGCCATCTCTTTTTTAGCCCATACCCTTCTTACCTCTGGAGTGGCTTCTTTAATTGCTTTAGGCATTTTCATCATTATTTTACCATAAGCCCATGCACTATAATTAGTTTGCTTAAGGAATTCATCTATTGATGCAATCCCTCTAGTAGTTAATCTAATTCCTTGACCTGTTAAATTAAGAACTCTAGCTAATGCACCAGAAGCATTAGTGGCAATGGCGAATTGTGGAACCGTTTTGCTTGCAGCAATCATTGATTGTTTATTTGTTTCATCTATTATAGATCTTAATGGATCTAATATGTTCTTCTCATGCATTAAAGAGTATAAGGCATTCTTTGCTGCTCTAGGAAAGAGAAGCATAGTCCCTCTAGCACGGTGGGCAGCCTCAAGGAAAGCATCCATTTCCGCAGGTTTACCCATTAGTGTACGTACACCTCCTCTTACGGTACTGCCAATCATGTCCCTTACCATAGGATAGAAGGTCTCTACAAAACCTGATACAATAGCAGTCTCAAATACTGTTGTTGAACCTAGTATAATGTTCCTGTATATTTCCATAAAAGCAGCCCATCCACCTTCTCTTGCAGCTTTCATACCTCTATCTATTATTGAAATAGCTTTTAGTGGGTCTCCAGTTTGTCTCATGATGTCGCCAATCATTTGAACCATCTCTGGATTCCAGCCGTTTTTATTCATCTGTGCAGAGATAAAGGCATTTCTTAATCCCTCTTCCTGTGGGGTCAGCTTTTTAAGTGACCCATCCGCTTTATTTATCCATTTAGGTGGAACATCTATCCTCATACTAGTTACAGACCTAGCAAGTTCTCCTCTAATGTTTCCATAGTAAAAGTAGAGATTAGATATTTCCTGAAAATCATTTTGTAATGCCCATAGTACTGTTGGATCATGGAGTTTATCTAAGTTATTACTTATGTTCTGAGATAAATCTAATGAGAGGTCTCTTAACACAACCCTGTATGCAAACATGTGTGCACCTGCATCCTTCACATCTGCATACTTTTTAAGCATTGCTTTCTTAAGTTTATTAACAGACTCTCCTCGTATGGATGCTGCCACCTCAAACTCAGTTAAATCCTCATAAATTTCCTCTCCCTTTTTTTGAGTAATTGGTTGTCTTTCTCGCTCAATTATTCCAGTTTTGGATTTCCGTTTACCTGCTCTAAAGAATTGTCTCTTCTTGTATATAGCAGCAATAGCACTTATTACCTGTTCCCATCCAATTTCTTTTGAAGCTCCTAGATTAAGTATCCTCTTATCTTCTTTTAGTTTTCCAGACAGCATTGCAAGGATACCAGTTTCAACATCTGCATCACCAAGAGCTATAGCTTTTAGTACTAACTCTTCTTCTGGAGTCATCTTCTCTTTATGTGCTTTTGTTTCTTTCTTAGGAGAACCTTTAGGAGTTTCTTCTAACTCCATCGTTTGTTTTTTCCTCAGTAATTTCTTTAGTTTCTTTAAAGCCTGAAGATTTCCTTGTGTTTTTGGAATACCATCCATGTATTCTTTTATATCGGATGCTCCTATATCTGAGATTTTATCCAGTTGCCCCGGAGATAATCCTGCATTCACTCCACTATAATATGTTTTCGCATTCTTATAGATTTTCATGGTTAGTCCAACCATTGCATCCCCCAGTTTACCAATGGCACTTCCTTCAATAACCATTTTCAAATACCCTTCTGCTTCTGTATCATTAGGATCAGACTTTAAATAAGTAACCACACCTTCAAGTAGTGGTATTGGAGTGTCTTCGACAAACTCTTCTAATGAGTCTGAAAGTCTTGGTTCATGTGGTTTGAAGGTTGCTACAGTACCTAATATATCTCTACCAAATCCTTTTGGATCATACTGAATAGGGTTTTTGTACTTACTAGGATGTATAAAGGTACCTGATGGAAGAACTGCTCTTGCCATAAGGAACCCACTTAAGTATCTTGCAAGTGGTTTTAATACTTTATTAATTCCATACACAGGTTCAGGGTATTCAGGAAAGTGGAATGCTTCCCCGTTTTCAATTTTATCTTCTAGGTATCCATCTGATGATAAGAATACCATATCTTTATCTTCATCATATCCCTGTAGTCCCGGTAAGTTAAAGACTACATTGTGATCTAATCCCCAATAGTCAAGTGCTTTACTTCCTTCTTCATATATTGTCTTAAAACCAAAGAACTCTGCTGTGTTCTTTATACCAGTTAGCATACCAGAACCAGCACCTCTTACTAATGCGTCTGTCATTAAACTAGGATCATCCACAAGGAGGTCACCTGTTTTAGTATCTCCTACGAATAAATCTTTTACACCTTCTTTCCCCCATTCAACAATCTCTTTCCCCTTTTTCTTAACAACCTTTCCTAAAGATGGCTCAAGTATTATACCCTCTAAATCTTGTGGCCCCCAAGGTTTACCTAATTCACTTGGAACTTCATAGGGTTCCGGCTCTTCACCTTCTACATAAGTTTTGTACTGAGGACTTCCTACATCTACTCCATCTGGTGGTTGTGTTTTCGATAAATCTTCTCTTATCCTTTTTAACCAGTCCCACTCTATTTGTTCACCCATAAATTCCTTACCTTGTTCGTATTAGTTCGTAGTATGTTGCTATAAACGCTTTTATACCTCTTTTTAATCCTTCAACCGTTCTAGGAACCTCATTAGGTGGTATTAGAGGTTTAAGTCTTTTAAACATTTCTTTTAATTTACCATGTTCTGTTGTACCTTTAATTATTGTAGCAATTTTTCTACCAATTCCTTCTGTACTTACGTCTTCATTTTTTAAATTTGGAAATGCATTTTTAATTAAACCTTCTTTCTTTTTTATTAGTGCTGCTTTTTTAGTTTCTGCATTTGGATCATCTGGTGCTAGTTCCTTTAGTTCTTTAATAAGTTCTGATACTGGTTCACCTTCTTTAAATCCTCCACTTAAGAATTCTTTTTCTATCTCTCTGCTTGTTAATCTATTAAAGTCTTCCTTCTGTTTATTAGACCATAAACCATAGGGTACATTGTATCCCTCCTTATCTCCTTCTCCTAAGATTTTAGTTTTGAGTCGCTCCTTAATTGCTGCTTTAATTAGATCTACATTATCTCCTATTATAAAGAGAGCTTCCATTGGCATCTTAGAAACCCCCTTAGATATTTCCAAAGTAGATAAATTTAATAATCCTTCTTTCCACCCTGGAAATATGTTTGCAATAAGATTGTCAAACAGCTTAAGGGACTTTTTAGTTGCTGGTATATCCTCTACCTCAACTAATCCTGTCTTAAATAGGTCTACCTCTGCTTTAGCAGCTTCATCTGGTACTATCCCTTTCCCTCCCTCTGCTGCATCATAATATTTATTAAGTTCCATTTGAATGTAGGGGGCACTTTCAAATGCGAGTTCTGCAAGGAGACCCCGTATTGCTGTTGTGTGTTCTGTGTCAGCACCCTCTGCAAAACTAACTACTTTTCTGTGTCTCTTCTCTAAAGCTCTTCTATCATCCTCATATTGTTTGTACTTGGAAGGCCACCTAGCTTCTATCTCTGCCTTTAAGTTCTCTAATTCCTCTTCTTCTTCAGGACTTAATTTAAACTCTTCTCCTTTTGTTTGTCTCCAGACAAGGGTACCTAGCGTTTTATATTTACTATTAAATTCATAATTAGTTCCGGGGTCATTTCTTGTAGGTGTGAACTCATCATATTTTGCTCTAATTGCTGGTCTTGCAATATCAAAATGGGCATCCCTTGCACTAATTAGGTCATCATAAAGTTTTGTCTTCTGGTCTGCACTCCATAAACCATAGGTTATAAATTGTTTTGTTGTATTCTTTGGATCATCCTTAACTAGTTTCCTGTGTTCATTAAGTATCTCTCTCCATCTTTTAGTTAAAGCAGTTTTCTGATCTAATACTTCTGTTATTGCTTGCTGTGGTTTCCACTTAGTATCAAAACTTAACTTATCAATAAAATTCTTTCCAAAATCTTCTACCGACTTTTCTAAATCCTTGTACTCATTAATACCTTCTAATGGAGTGTAGGCTTTTAGTACACTATCTATTTTACTCTGCTGTGTCTCTCCTACCCTTATGTTATTCTCTGCTAAGAATATGGTAATCCCTGCTCTCATTGTATCATAGTCAGTATAGTGACCGGGTACATTAATGTACCCCTGAATTTTGTCTATCAACGTATCATCATCTAACACCTTCGGTTCCCCTTCTCTTTCAATAATTAGATCATAGTTATTATGGACACTCTGGTACACATTAGATAACCCCATAGAAAAAGCAAGTTTTTTGTACGCCTTTAATGTTTCTTTTCTTTTATCTTCATCCTCTATATTGAAGGCTTTACTCAATACATGTGTAAACCATTGTTTCTTCTCTGTATGTACTCTCTGTCTCTTTGTGTACTCATCACTATCTCTTTTATCTGATGCCCTATCTATTAGAGTTATTGTGTCCCGAATAATCTTTCGTCCCTTCTGTGTCTGTGCATAGTTACCACCTCCATATGTATCTACCTCACCAATTAAATCTAGCCAGTTCTTATTCCCAGTTTCCAATGCTTTAGCAGCAAAGTTTCTAGCAGACTTCTCAAGTACCCAAGAGGGAGCATGTCCCTCATCAATGGACTCCTCATTACTAGTGTTAATATCATCAATAAAATTTGTTAAAGTGTTTCCTGCTATCCGTCTGTTATTAAGTTTTTGCGATAGATCAGCAAACTCTGTTTTACCAAGTGGACGAGTCTTTTCTGGTCTAGTCTGTTCTACTTCTAAACTAGCTTGTTTCCATTGTAATGATCTTGGTTCCATTTATTTTCCTTTTATTACCTGTACATAATCCTTATCTTTAACACCAGCTTTTAAGTTACCCATTTCTCCGGGGTACTCAGATTGGAGCTTATTAAAGAAAGTTGCCGTTTGTTCATCCGTTAAATTAGTATTACCTTGAGTTTGTACTTGATACACATTCCCCACTTTAATAATTGCAAATTCCCAACCACCAGTTTTGTCTCCAACAATTCCATCACGTATTTTATCCACCATTAATTGTGCTTCATCTTCTGTTTTGTATGCAATAAGACCGAAATGGTTTCTTTTAGGTTCAATTCCCCCAATAACTTTTACTATTGTTGACTGTGCATTTGGTTCTGTGTCTGGTTGTATTGCTACTTGAACAAGTGCCTCTTCCTGATCCGGTGCATCTTGTGGTTCAGCGTTAGCTATAGCTATATCTTCATTAACATCTTCTTGAGTAAGTGCTACTTGAGGAGATTGTTCATGAGCAAGGGATGGAGCTAGGCTAGGAAGACTTTGGTCTTTTGCTGCTATTCCTTTTGTTTTACTGTATCCTCCACTTGTTAGTGCTACTTGAGGAGATTGTTCATGACCAAGAGAAGGAGCTAGACCCGGAAGACTCTGATCTTCAGCCACCAAACCTAATTGTTCTATTTCAGCGATTTCTGTAGGTGTGAAACCTATCTTCATATTTGCTGCAAATGATCGTGGAGTATCTTTACCTTTAGTTTTGGCTACTTCGGTTTTACTACGTGTTCGATATCTTTTAAGATCATCAGAATTATTTTGTCTATCTTCTTTTTTAAATGCTGCTAAACTAAATACTTTTTTTGCCCCATCTTCTCCTATCTCTGTTTTAATTAAATGGTCTAATGATGCCGATATATTACTCACTTTTCTGTCCCATTCCTTTTTCCCTTCTTGTCTACTTCTATATTTTCTAGGGCCGAGTCCTTGTACATAATTATTTATAAACTTAGTTTCTGTACTAGTATCTCTTGGTATACGAGGAACTTTCATGTTAGAATTAAGTATGTTTCTTCGACCAAGAACTAGATCATCTAATATTTTTTCATCTACCTTTTGTTCAGCTACTACCCCTGGATTTATACTATTAAGTTTCAGGTATTCACTAGTTTGTTTGGTATCTTGTGCCTTTATATTATACTCACTTCTCTGATGCTCTGAATGCATCTGCATCAGTTGTCTTTTAATTGCATCTGCTTTAGGCTGGAACTCTTCATTAGCAACATGGTCACCCAGATCACCCACACGTTCTATCCATGAACGATTCTGACCGGGTGGGCCTTCTGCTTTATGCTGGAACTCATCTAAGAAACTAGTAAAGGCTTCTGGATCTGCACTATTCTTTGCTTCGCTACTCTCCCAAGCCATCATAACTTCATTCCCATACTCTAATGCCATTGCATCAGCTTGTGATCTTTTTAAACCTTCTCTAAAGTATGGACTCTCTCCTCCTGATATTGTTCCATTTCTGATGTTGTCTCGGAACTGTTTTCTTTGGATGGGAGTTGCGTTTTTATAAGCTGCTTCACCTTTTGCAACCATCTTCTTATTCTCTTCGTTTGTCTCTCTATTGTGAGCATCCAAAACTCCCGGCCCAAACTTCAACATTGTACCTAAAAAGTCGGACACCGCCTTCGCATCTTTTCCAGCAGCTTTAACCGCAGGTTGTCGTACACTTGTGGTAGTGCCCCGCCCCCTACGAAAGATCTGTTGCTTTTGTCCCTTCTTTCTAGCGGAAGCTAGTAATTCTGCTTTTGAAGTTGCCATTATGTTATCCTATGCATACCATGGTTTGTCTGCTTTTGTGTCTGCGGCTGGAGTTACTTTAGTATAACTTTTGTACCCAGCATAGCCTTCGAAAGCAGCACCAGCCGTTTTTAAACCCCTCTCATCAGCAGAAGCATACGATTGCGGAGCCATACTTTGAAGAGAACTCTTGTACTGCAGTCGTCTACTGATTCTGTCTCTGGTAATTCCTCCTCTTTCTTGTCTCCTTGAGGTTACTCCTCTTTGGAAGTTATCCTCTAGGTCTCTTACATTATTGGAAATATGTCTCCTTAGATTACCCATAATTGCATCAGCAGTCTGACCTCCACCTATTGTTTCAAAGTTCTGTGCTCGTAACCTAGCCTGATCTTCTCGTGCCATAACAAGCATTTCCAACTTCGCACTAGCAGCATCTTCAGCACTCTTGTATCCCTCTTTCTCTATGTTTATTTCTTCTGAGTAAGCTGATGCCATATCATGCTGGTATGCCTCAGTCTGCATTTCTGCATTCTTAGCAACTGCTTGATTATGAGCACTAACTTGTGCGTCTTGTGCTTGTTGAGCTTGTTGAGCTTGTATTAAAGCGGCTCCTATAAAAACTGCCGGATGACACATTTTATCTCCCTATCATAAATAAATTAAATGGGATACTGTCTACCCCAAATTCTGGCTCCTGTTTTACAAATGAAAACCCTAGTTTCTCAAGCCATTTACTTGTTTGTTTATTCCTGTTATCTACATAATTGAATAACATATCGAATTCTCTCCTGAATAATCTAAGATACTCCTTTGATACCTTATAGAAGCCACTTTTGTTTGAGGTCATATTATTAGATCCCATTAACCACACTACTCCAGATTTGTTATCCACCCTGTTTACTCCAAAGATACCAACTACTTCCTCATTTAGTAACAGAGTATAACAAAAGTCCTCTGACTCATTCAGTCCCTGTTCAAGTGCTTCTATTGGAGTAGCCCTGTGTGAACTCCATATTTCATTCCTGTCTGTCTGTCTCATCTTCTTGGATAAGACTAGGCAGTCGCTCCTAACAGTCTTTCTTACTTTGTACCCCATTAAATTCTCTGGCTTCTTAGTACTTGTAGGGCTTCCCAATCGGCAGACTGTAAAGCAAGTGGATACCAAGACTTACTATTAACTGTAATCTTAACATCTCTTGAGTTGCAGTACACAGGTACCCTGAATACTCCTGTTTCCAGTTCCTTCTTACCTAACAAGGAGGTACCCACAATGATACCTGTGAACTCTCGTATGTTGACATCCCTGTAAAGATCATCAAATGGTCTTGGTGAAATCTCTACTGTGAATGCACCAGTTTTATCATAGGAAATCTCAAAGTTTCTCAGTTGTAATCTACCTGAGTTAATTGAACTTTCGTTACTCTTAACAAACTGTTGTGAGAACTGGTATCTGAAGTCATAAGGTACACCAGCATAAACTACAGGAGTACTATTACCTCTTGAGTTAGATAGCTGAGTTCCGTTTTCTAGTACACCTGCTAACTGGCTTGCTGTTATCTTCTCTCCTGTTTCAACTATGTATTCAACTTCTCTTTCATCAAAGGTAAGAACTTTACCATCATCCCACGGATCTGACTTAGATACTGATGGAGTTACCTTTATGGTACATGTGTCATCACTAGCAAGTGCCTCAGTAGCGATTACTTTATACTTTATACCACTCACTCCTGAAGCAGAGAATGTTTGTCCTATCCTTGGAGCAAAGTTACCAGTTGTGTTTAACCTTTTAAGTTTTAAATTAGATCCAAATTGCCCACTTCCACTTATCTGTACTGTAGTTGTTGTTAATTTATCATAGTCTGCATCTGAGTATGGTAATGAGGAAATTCCTCCACTTGATAGTTTAACTCTCCTGTCTAGCCTAACTCCTATCTGGTCATCAATTACATCAATAGCACTATCTACGGATAAGTTAAGTTTCTCTAAATAAACTGGATCATCAGTCCCATCCCCTCTTCTGAATAGAATAAAGGCAACTGAACTAATGAACTCCACATCTATTATCTCTGCATCGAATTTCCATTTAGACCATGCAGACTGTAACTTTTCTTTATCATTATAGTAGTACTTGTAAACTATTAGTTCCCTTCGGTTAGTATCAGACAGCACCAGCAAGACCTCTTCATTAGAGGACACCGCCATTTTCTTTACTGTACCCTCTATGTACTCTGGTACATGCGCTGTTACTTCATTTGCATCATTTGTTTCAGATGCAATGTCAATGAAGTATTCACGTATACCTGAGAATGACCCACGTTGAAATGGAAAGAAGATTGTTTTACCTGCTGGTACAGGCTTTGTGTCCGTAGAGGTCTCAAAGTTCGTTGCAACGTCAACAGTTACTGAGGTAGGGGTGAGGAAGGCATCGGCAGTTAGTTTGAACTGCTGGAGATCTGAGAACAATACAAGGTTTTCCTGAAAGGGGATAGCAGATTTAAGTATGGCTACTTGGTTATTACTAACTGCCACATCAATAACTGCTGTATCCAAAACAGACAACACAGTATTGTGCCAGAAATTAAAGTACTCTCCTGCTTCAGACAGTATCACATTCTCATCTGACACAAATCCTAAACGGTTCCTGTGGAAGAATACATCATTGATGGTGTAGGTTGCATCAGTTGCATCCACAGGTGCAACAGTATCAGTACCACCTACTGTGTAGTTTGCAAATGAAGGAAAGGGGTTTGTGTTTAAATCTCCCACAGTACGAGATAACCAATCTACTGTACTAAGAATGTAGTAGATTCGACCTGCAACACCATCTACTGTACCAAATGCCTTATAGAGATTAACAGGCATTGTTGCTTTATTAAAACTAGTCCTCGCATTCTTCTTAACTATTTCATGTGCATGTGCTCCACTACTATCTGCTTTACCACCGGGATACACAGGTCTAATTGTTTCTTTCCATACATTACCCTCCCATTTAACATAGTAGTCATCTTGTCCAGTTGACTTATCTCCAGATATTTTTGCAACAAAGTTATCTGCATTAGGAGAAGGCAGTCCAGAGCCGGGTAGGTATCCAAACTGTGCTACCTCATCACTACCATTAATTGCTCTCATGTATGCATCACCCTTACCATCAGTAACTTCTACTGTAAAAGGATACTTGTTGTTACTAATGTGCATGATACTTTCACCTTTAACATACTTAGTAGTGAAGGTTCCATGAGTAGAACCTAATCTGTTTAGGGCAGTTCCAGTAAATGTACCATGATCTATAACACCTTTTGAACCAGAATATAATACATCTCCACCAGCAGTTGCAACATAAGCATCATTTTCTGCTACATCAGTTACGGAAGCACCAGCTTTCAATAGTATAACTAGGTCTGTAAGAAAAGGACGATGTAGAGTATGTACACCTGAACCTGTGTCTGTGATGTTTACGACTGAGCCTCCCTTAGTTAAAGAAACAGTAAGAGTGGTAGGAAGAGGTGTTGTGAGTACATAGTAAGTAGTATCTACAGCTAATCCCGTAGGAATAGTCCCTGCTGTTGTAAATGTTACAGTATCATCCTTAGTTAATCCATGATCTGCACTTGTGGTGATTACCTCTGTTGCTGCAACAACAGTAAATGTGAAAGTAGAGACCCCCGGCCCAGCAAATAAGTTATTCGCTATATTACTAACGATCACAGCAGACTGATTATTTATTGACTCAGTATTCTGATCTCCACTTCTACTCTTAGTCTTATTATCTGGAGTTGTGAATGTTGCTGAGAGTGTTTGTAAAGGATTTTCTCCATCTGCATGACCGGAAGCTCTCACTTCCATATCTGGTTCACCATCAGCATCAACATTCCATTCCTTAATCTCTACCTTATAGTCTGCACCAAAGTCTCCTATCTTAAAGTAAATTAATGCTTCATAGTCTCTGTCATCTGCATCATCACTTGACTGTTCTACATAAACTGTTTTGTTCAAGAGAAAGGTGAAGTCGGCAATGGTGGTAGCTGATAATTTATTAGGTTCAAATGGATTAGTGGAAACAAAGTTACCTAAGTAGTTCCTAACATCTGTATTAGAAGAAGAACTAAGTACATTAGATTGGGTTATATTAACAAAAGAAACAGTATGTGTACCTGAACCTGTTCCTGTGATGTCTACTATATCACCCGGAACTCCATTAGATATAGTTGCTGAAACTGTGAAGTTAGTTGTAGAATTAACTGTCTTTACATAAAATGTACCAGATGTACTTAAACCGGAAGGTATAGTAGTTGTTGTAGAAAAGGTTACTTGGTCGCCAACAAGGAGATTAGTAACTACTGGTGCTGTACTAATTTGATCTGTACCCGGAGAAGTTACAAAGGTAGAAGATGTAATATCGTTATTCCTTATGTATACCTCATTACCAGCAGTACCAGTTGCATACCCGGTGAGATCAATCATCTTAATTGATGGCTCTGGAGTTTTATCTGTTCCTTTAACAATTATGGCATATGCTTCATCTTCACTTCTCCTGATGGTGTGTATAAATACATCATTACTATTGTTTGATGTCACACCAGTAATAGCTACGTGTTCAGTACATGGTCTCTTCTCTAGTCCTCTTGCAATGTGAGACAATCCATTCTCTTGTATCTCACCTTGTGTTGGTAACCTGAGTGTTGCAGGTTGTTGTGAGATTCCATTAATTAAACTAGGTATTGTTCCTGAAATTAGTGCCATCTTATGTTGTTGGTGTTGTAGTTTGTCTTACCTTACCTGTGTCTCTTTCTATTATCCTGAATACATCATAGTCATCAAAGATGGTGTAGTCTCCTACCTCTGATTCATACTCCAGTAACTCAGACCATGCTTGTCCTTCGTCTTCCTGAAAGAACCTGTGTAACTCACCTGACCCCACTACTCTATCATGAAACACACGTGCTGATCTAGTTGCTATGTATCTACGTGCTGCCTCTGGTAAGTCATCAAAGACTAAAACTATTACTCTATCCACCTTCACATCACCTGTGAATATACTTGTGTTTTTCTCTCTGTCATATAGTCTACCACCTCGTTCAACCACATCTTTTGTTGTACCTCTAACCTTGGATGTACTATCAATTCGTATAACATTTGATCCTAATATAATTTGTCCATTTGAATCTGGTGTATATGTAACTTGAAGATCTAAATTGAATACCCATCCTTTAGATTGTACTGCACGTGAGATGTTAGAGAGAATCTGTCTGGCAATACTGGCATCTTGTAGTCCTGCTAAGTTATCTAAACTAGAAACTGGCTGTTCTCCAATCGTTATCAGCATTGAATTGACTGCCTCTAACTCAGTCATTTTATTTAGACTCATGTTACCTTTATAATGTAGTAAAAAAAAGGGAGCACCCTAGTTAAAGGATACTCCCAAAAAGAATTACCTTGATCCTATAGTCCTTGAATCAAAGCAACCGCAGTTGCAGGTCTCAACACGTTGTGACCCATTGCGTATTTAGACACCATTAATGTACCTTGTCTGTTGATTTGATATTCCGATTCAACTGAAAGATCCATTAGCTTAACAGTAGCAACTGTGTCCATAGTCATTACTAATCCAATGACACGTTGTGCAACAGCAGAAATTATTGATGTAATTCTTGCTGCGGAATTTGCGCCATTGTTAGCAACTTCTGTAGTCCACGCTGCATGGTTAGTACTACCTGTGTCATACTGAGTAGTACGATAAGATTCACCAGCTAAAGGCTGGTCTGAACCCCAAGTAGCGGTGCCAGTTTTATGTTCACCTACGTTACTTGCAATAGTCCATAAGGACGAATTCCAAGTGTTAGTTCCAACACTAAACGAACCCAAGTGGTTGGTTACGTACACAGGCATACCTAAGATTTGAGGTACTGCACCTGTTGCAACGCTACCAGTTCCACCTAGATCTCGGTTGAATATAACTAGGTCGTTAAGGTTACTGGTTCCAGAGACCTTGAACATATCGAAATATGTGTCATTGTTTAGAACAACGAAAGGATCTCCGGGTACATCTGCATTCATTAAGATACGCTTCGCATCCATGATCGCTTGTGCGATTGCTTTAGGATCACGGGATGCAGCAATATCTGTGCCTGTTCCAGCAGTTGCACCGATAACAACATTCTGAGTAAAGTCCTCATCTGCGAAAGCTGAGTACTCTTGAATCATTGGTGCACCTGCGGTGAGAGCAGCCATTGTTGCTGATTCACACAAAGCACCTTTAATTGCAAGCCTCAAAATGTTTTGGTCAGCAACTTTACCGAGACCAAATCCTGCCTCTTGAGTGTAGATAGAACGTATGTCATAATGAGACATTGCTTCGTCAATGTTCGGAATGAACTGAGCATTAACTAACAGGTCATCAATCGAAACGATTCTCTCACCCTGCTTGGCAGCAGTTGGAACGATTTCCTTTCCCGGTGTATGGTAGCCCGCATCTCGGTACTTACCTGTCATCGGAAATTGGGCTGACTTGCCTTTTGATATTGTCCGCACACGATGCAAAGGCATCATGATGTTCTTAGATTGGAACGCTGTAAGCACTTCTCCTGCATACAGCTTGAGGAATAATGCACGACCTTGACCAGTAGATCCAGTTGTTGCATTATCCACACCCGCCCTATGAATTGCGGTATAGTCTTGTGCCATATTGTTTTTCCTTAGATTAAGGGTTATTGATTAATAACTCAGAAATCTTGGTCTCACAAAGTTCGGTACAGAGTTGTCCTACGCATAGGGCTACGTCTTACTTTTTGGTCTTGTCCTTTGTTTCCTTGTTAGAGCACATTTGAAAATCTCAGCTTTTGTGCCACACGTGCACGATACGCTGGATCTTTCTCATACTTCGGATCGCTCATTGCCGAAGTAAGTTCTGCTAGTGATTCAAAGCGAGGAGCTACATCACCCCCCACATCACCAGACAGTAGGTTTGGTGGTATACCCACCGAATTCTGATAACGAGCTTGCATACCTAGTACAGCAAAGTTAGTGTTTGCATCTAGGTTTTCAATTTGTTTATTATAGGCTTCAATTTCCCAAGGTTGTAGGTT